TGTGGAGAGAAATGGCACGGATCATTCACGAAGTTAGACCAAGATACGCTTTTGTGGAAAACTCACCAATGCTCACTTCTAGAGGACTTGGAACTGTTCTCTCAAACCTGGCCAGAATCGGGTACGATGCTGAATGGGGAGTGTTGGGAGCGGCAGACATTGGAGCTAGACACCAAAGAAACAGAATTTGGATTGTTGCCAAACGGGGTGGATTTTTTCCACACTCCCAATACAACAGGATTAGACGGTGGGAGCAACAGTCGCAAAGCATTAAAGAAACGAATGGAACAATGGCCGACACCACAAGCATCGGACAACAGGGACAGGGGAAATATATCAAGTCCATCTGTAAAACGCAGAATACAAATTGGAAAACAAATTTCTTTGGGTCAATCGGTAAGCGAAACATCTGGGAAATTGAACCCGATGTGGGTCGAGTGGCTAATGGGGTGGCCGATGCAATGGACAGACTTAAAGCCATTGGAAATGGACAAGTACCTTTATGTGCAGCAACAGCTTGGGAGTTATTAAATGAACGACTACGATCCAAACGAAGCAATAAACTTTATATTTAAAACTGCACCTGCTTACGCTAAAGCTAAAGGTGAGCTTGCCCAGCTTGAAGTTTACAAATCATCTTTGAAAGCCATAATGATGAAAAAGTCAAGCGAGCAAACTATTGGCGCACAGGAAAGAGAAGCGTATGCTAGTCAAGAGTATCAAGATTTATGTAAAGGTATTGGAGCAGCAACAGAGGCTTCAGAAGCGTTAAAATGGCAATTAGAATCCGCTAAATTAAGAGTTGAAATTTGGCGCACACAAGAATCATCCAACCGAAACATTGAAAGGCTTACAAAATGACCGACTATAGCGAAATTGTCTTAGATATTAAGAACTTAACCAAAACATATCTAAATGCTGCAAGCCTTAACAAAGACAAAAGCGCTTATGACATCAGCATTAGCTTGGTAGATGTTTGTCAAAAATTGGAGGACTTATCTAAGGCAAGGTTAGATGGTCGCTAAAGCAAAAAAGAAACATTACGACAATGTAGCTCGTCTTGGATGTATTCTATGCTGGCACTTAGGTTATGACACAGATGATGCAGGATGCCAAATACACCATATCAGACACGGTACTAGCGGAGTTGCTAGACGAGTTGATGCCCCTGTCATTGGACTCTGTTTTGAACATCACCTTGGCAATGGAGGAATACACCTCCTTGGCAAAAAGGGTTTTCAGAAAAGATATGGAGGAATGACAGAAGAAGGATTGCTCCAAATAGTATCCGAACGATTACAACTTGAGGCTTGATTTATAAACAAGATTGTTTACAGTTCTAAGCTATCCCAGCCAAATTCTCTTGCAACTTGCCGAGTACGGGTTCTAAAAGCTGGCCCATGTTTATCCCAGTTGTTTGTTTTCCAAAAGCTCATGTGACAAATTTCATGCGCCAAAGATCGTTGAACGGTATCAAAATGTTCATTACGCAATCGGCTAATAGTAATGATATGAGGCTTTTCTAAATCTTCTTGGTAGCGATAGGTAGCCATAGCATCGCTTTCCCTTGTTACTTTAAAACTTATAAGTTCTGGCGCAGGCAAGTCCCATTTACGCATTGGATGACAAGATGCCATACAAAGGTATAAATTTTCTAGAATAAATGGGGTTAGTTTCATGCCATCATGCCATCATACTTTGTTGATACAGCCTCGAAATTCAAATTCACCGTTTTCTTCATCTGAAACCATAATAAGCTCTGGCATTAACATTTTGCCTTGGTCAAATGAAAGCATTACAAAGCCTGATCGCCAATCTTTAGGGCCATCCTCAGTATATTCAAAAGTTGAACTGAGTGGATTGGCTAGACATCCTGTTTGAACGCCCCAATAAGTGCCTTGGTAGCCTGTAATGGGGCTTGCACACAAAACATGGGTATGACCAGTAATAATGTTTGTGTTCCCAGCAGCCGTAAGGTTGTTATACCCTGCTAAACGACCACCTTTATGCCTGTGTTTAACCACAGTACCCTCGCCTATCCAATATGACCAGCAAGTTTTCCATTCAGGAAAATGATATTTAAGGCTAAATCCGTCTACCCCGCTATATTGCGGCACTTTGTTAACTAACCATGATTCATAGCGCATATCGTGGTTACCAAGAGTCCAAATAAGCTCACAACCTGCTGGCTTATGTTTAACTATTTCATCTAAATGATATTGGCAGGCTTTAAGCTCATCTAACACAGACGGCTTTTGGTCATAATTAATGGTAGGAAAACGGCTAAGAACTTGTCCGTCAAACGCATCACCGTTACAGATAATGACTTGAGGTTGAAATTCTTTAATCATTAAAAGCAAGGCTTTAAACGCTGTTGTGGTTATATCGGTAAAGTGGGCATCACTAAAAACTATGACTCGTTTAACCTTATCTATATCTATGCCCCGCCTTACATTGTGGGGGGTTTGCTCTATTTTTTTAAGTTTGACTTTTTCTTGTCGCTGAGAATTAAAAGTAGGTAATTTAATGCTATGGTAAATTTCAAGCGCTTTACGCCTTGCCATTATTGATCTGGGATTCATTTTTAACACTTCAGCTACAAGCGTAGGGCTGCCCAGCTTATTCCATAATTCAATAAAAACTTCATCTGTTATTTTTGATTTAAAGGACATAGACACCCTATTTGATGTAAAGTTAGCGTATCTTAACCCATAATAGTGACAAAATGGCATATGCTAAACGGACTGATCAAAATCAACGAGAGATTATGGATGCTTTTAGAGCAATGGGCGCTCAAGTATTTGACTTATCTAGAGTTGGAAAGGGAATCCCCGACCTCTTGGTTGCCTGGCGAGGACACACATTATTAGTCGAAGTAAAGTCTAGTGAAAAAGCGCTTTACACCAAAGATCAGTTAACTTTTATAGCTGCTTGGCAGGGTGGCCCACTTGCTAGAATCAACGATATTGAGGGCGTAAAAAACCTCTTAAACTCAATTTCTGATTTATAATGTGTTATGGAAAATAATGTAGCCTTATTTGCTGCCACTTTGTTGCACTCAGCGACAAATACCCATTTCTTTCATTGGTCTACAAACTCATTTAGCCAGCACAAAGCGCTCCAAAAGTATTACGAAGGCATAGTTGATCTGGTAGATAGCTATGTAGAAGCATATATGGGCTGTTATGAGCAAATCAAGAAGTTTCCTAGTGTTTATCACCAACCCAAAGAACCTTTAGCTTATCTAGAATCCTTAAAAAAGTTCGTAGATGAAGCCGCCCAAGACCTTCCGCAGGAACAAGCCTTGATTAACATTATGGCTAGTATTGCTGAATTAATCGACTCTACGATCTATAAACTTAAATATTTGAGGTAATCATGCCATTAGTCAAATCAGCTTCTAAAGCCGCAGTTGGTAAAAACATTGCTAAAGAGGAAGCAAGTGGCAAGAAACCCAAGCAGGCTATTGCCATTGCATTAAGCGTACAGCGTGAAGCCGCCAAAGGTAAGCGCAAAGCTGTCTTAGAAACAGCTTACAACAAATACATGAAGTAATATGGCTCGCAGCGATCAAATTCGTGCCGCAATGGAAAAGCACGATAAGCCCATAGCCCATAAGACTGCTGGTAAGGGTAAGACTTATAACCCTACAGACAAGGGCGCAGGTATGACCGCCAAAGGTCGTGCCGAATACAACGCTAAGAATGGTAGTCATTTAAAAGCACCACAAGCTAGTGGCAGTAGACATGATAGCTTCTGTGCAAGAATGAAAGGTGTTGTAGCTCATGCTAAAGGCCCTGCTGAAAGAGCCAAAGCCTCACTAAAGAACTGGAACTGCTAATGAAAAACGGACTATACGCTAATATTCACGCCAAGCAAGCTCGTATAGCTGCTGGATCAGGTGAGAAAATGAACAAGGTTGGTAGCAAAAATGCGCCCACGGCTGAAGATTTTAAACAATCTGCTAAAACAGCTAAACCTGCTAAATCACGCAGAAAGCATATAGAAGATGCTATGAAAGATATGTAATGAACAACTTTATTGAGTTAGACATTACCTGATATAATAAAAGCCTTATATATCAAACACTTGAGAATATATGGAATCTAAAGTAGAAAACAGTAGAAAAAAGACAGGCGGCAGAGCAGCAGGAACGCCTAATAAGGCTACTCAAGAGGCTAGGGAAGCGATTAAAGCCTTACTTGATGCCAACATACCTTATATTCAATCGTGGCTTACAAGCACCGCAGAAGGCATCTATGACGATGACTCTCAAAAATGGTTAGTGCAGCCTAATCCTGCTAAAGCCTGTGAGATCGTACAGAACTTAGTTGAATACTCTGTCCCCAAATTAGCTAGAACTGAACTAGTAGGAGATAAGAACGCCCCACAGCATATAACTATTTCATGGGCTGATGAAAGTTAAACTCTTATATCGCCCTAGAAGCGTATTTAGAGATTTCCATGATCGTAAGCAAAGATGGGCAGTTATAGTAGCCCACAGAAGGTGTGGTAAGACTGTTGCTTGTATTAACGATTTGATAGTTAGGGCGTTGACTGAAAAGAAACCTAATAGTCAATATGCTTATATAGCGCCTTATTACTCACAAGCTAAATCTGTAGCCTGGACATATTTACAACGGTATTCTCAGCCGTTCTTAAAGCAAGCCAATCAATCTGAGTTATGGGTAGAACTAATAACTGGCGCTAGGATCAGGTTATTTGGTGCTGATAATCCAGATGCCCTTAGGGGTAATTACCTAGATGGCGTAGTTTTAGACGAATACGCTGATATGAAGCCTAGGCTTTGGGGTGAAGTCATACGACCTTTACTTGCTGATCGCCTTGGTTGGGCTACATTTATTGGTACGCCAAAGGGCCATAACGGGTTTTACGACCTGTTTAACAATGCCGATGAAGATTGGTATGCCAAAGTCCTAAGGGCTAGTCAGACAGGCATTATTCCTGAAGATGAATTAAAAGATGCTGCAAAGATGATGACAGGCGGTCAATATAGGGCTGAGTTTGAATGTGACTTTGAGTCTGAAATCCAAGGGGCTATATACGGTGTAGAGATGCGTATATTGAATGACATGAACCATATTACCCAAGTTGAGCATGATTCCATGTTCCCTACATTTACAGCTTGGGACTTAGGTTACTCAGACGATACAGCAATCTGGTGGTTTCAAGTTGTACATGGAGAGATCAGAGTTCTAGACTATCACTCAAGCAATGGGCAAACAATTCCGTATTACACGGGATTGATTAGAGCCAAAGAACAAGAGTTTGGGTATACATATGGCACTCATTATTTGCCACATGATGCTAAAGCTAAAACATTAGCTAGTGGAGGAAAGTCCATAATTGAGCAACTTTCTGTTAAAATTCCATTAGAATTGATGAAAATTGTGCCAAATTTGTCACTTCAAGACGGAATACAAGCAAGTCGCATGGCTTTAAAAAGGTCTTGGTTTGATGCAGAAAGGTGTCTGGATGGAATCGAGTGCTTACGACAGTATCAAAGAGAATATGACGAGGACAAGAAAATATTTAGAGATAAACCTCGCCATGACTGGACAAGCCATGGAAGCGATGCTTTTAGGATGCTTGCAGTTGCTTGGCATGAAGAAGAAAAAATAATGACTAAAGATGATCCTATTCGTGGGTTATATGTTGGTCAAACTGATGTCACATTGAATGAAATGTGGAAAATTAAACCTCAAACCTCTACAGGGAGAATCTAATGTCTGGAGTACAATTACCTTTTGGCACTACTTATGAAACAGTAGCAGCCAGCGTAACAGCACAAGTCTTAGGATCATCAGGCGCTGTTGGCGATACGATTGTTAGCTTAATTGTGACTGTTAATACCGCAGCAACTTCAGCAGTTACTATTCTTGATAACGCAACTTCTATTCCAATTATGCCTGCCGTAACACCTGTAGGTGTATACACTATTCCTTTGAATATGCAGTCTGTATCTGGCCCTTGGAAAGTAACAACTGGCGCTGGTGTCACAGTCGTAGCGGTAGGCAATTTCTCATAAAGGCTTGATATGGCTGAGTTAAAAGGTGAAGTTAATCATTCCTACGAGGATTGGTATAACACCATTGGTGCTTATGAACGCACCTATAAGCGTTGGGAAGGCAGAGTCGATAAGATCGTTAAACGATATAAAGACGATACCCGCTACCAAAATAACCCAAATGCTCGGTTTAATATCCTTTGGTCTAATGTCCAAACCATTACCCCAGCGATCTTTGCTAGATTGCCAAGACCTGATGTAAGCCGTAGATTTAGAGATAACGACCCAATTGGTCGAGTAGCTTCAATGATGTTGGAAAGAGCCTTAGAGTTTGAGATTGAACACTATAGCGATTACGGCTCGGCAATGAAGAACTCTGTATTTGATCGCCTAATGGGTGGTCGTGGTACGGCTTGGGTACGGTATGAACCTCATTTTGTATCTACAGAACAGGGTTTACCCGAAGATGGGTATGAGATTACAGAAGATATTGATGAGCCTGACGAAAAAGAAACAGCAGCACAACAATTAACAGAACCTGGCGAAGTAAACGAAGAAATAGAATACGAATGTGCGCCTTGTGATTATGTCCATTGGAAAGACTTTGGTCATACTGTAGCTAGAACTTGGGAAGAAGTAACCGCTTGCTGGCGTAAAGTTTATATGAACCGTAACGCTTTAGTTGAGCGTTTTGGTGAAGATTTAGGTAACAAAATCCCTTTAGATACTAAGCCAGAAGAAGGCAAATCTTATTATAAAGCCAATACTGAAATGAACTTTCAGGCTTGTATTTATGAAATCTGGGATAAGGAAACAGGCAAAGTTTTATGGATTTCTAAGTCAATGGGCAAAATCCTTGATGAGCGAGATGATCCGCTAGAGCTAGAGA